AATGGCAGCATCGACGGTGCCGGGGTTGGCAGCGACAATACCCTTGGTGCCGCCAGCAACAGCGCCAGCAGCAGTCAGCGCCGTGGCCGAAGCCGTGGTGCCGATGCCCAGCGTCGTTGCAGCGCCCGTCCAAGCAGTGGAAACCAGCAACCGGATGGTGAGGATTTCACTGTCAGCGGGGATCACGATGTCGGTCGTGTAAACGCCGGCAACCGCGCCGTTAGTGGCCTGCGTGATTTCCTGAGACTGCGTCATGACCACATAGCCGACGTTGGCTACGCCGCTATCACCGCCAACGCCGGCAAGAACGCCAGAGCCGTCGCTGTTAAGGACGTTGCCCGCCTTAATCGGCCCGGTAAAAGTGGTAATACCCATTTGGGACCTCCTTTAAGGTTACCCCCTCCCCGTTAAGAGAGGGGGTGCCGATTGATTACGACGTCGGGAACGAACCGAAGATCGAACGCCAGTTGTAATAGCCGAAGCTATAACGCTCGTAGCCCTTGACCAGAAGGTTGTCGGTCACGAAATCGACCTGCATGTCGGTTTCGAACTTGACGCGCTCCATGTACGACAGACCGTCGATGTTGGTCAGCAGGAACCAAGCATAGGCCGACGTCAGGAAGTCGTTGACCATGTAGCCTTCCGGCAGACCACCGCTGGTGCTGAGGATAGCGTTGACGTCGTTGTCAGCCGTACCCGGACGGAGTTCCGTCTTGGTCAGGCGGATCGCGACAGGCTCAAGCTGCGGCGGGACGATAAGCTTACGACCACGGGCGAAGACCTTCAGGCCAGCCTGATCCTTGAAGTTTGTGCGGATCGAAATCATCGCATTCAGCAAGGTGGCTTCGTTCAGATCGACCTGAGTGGACGGCGTGTTGGCGACCGTGCCACCATCGATGGGGTGAGCGGTCGAGCAGAGCGCGACACCGTCACCGCCGATGTTGGCGTTGTAGGTCGTGGCCGTGTTCAAGATGTTCGAGCCGTAGATTTCCTTGGTCTGCTGGAAGGACTCAATCAGACCGAGGTTTGAAGGCTGGAACTGCGTCTTGTACAGGTTGTCATCGATGGCTTTGCGCGTGATGGCATAACCAAGGGCAATTTCGTTATGCTCTTGGTTGTACACATAACGCTCACCAGCGCCGTTGTCGAAGGAGGTCTGGCCGCCTTCAGTCTTCAACTGGGCAAGACCGAGGTAACGCATTTCAGCGGTACGCTCCAGCGCCAGCTTGGAGTCATGCTTGGTGAAGATCTTGTCGTACTGAGACGGGATCATCTCGTACTTGCCTTCAATCCCCCGCAGGCCGGGGAGCAGAAGGTCCTTAATTGCTGAAAGATTAACAGCCATGGTACCTTACTCCCTTAGATGCCGGTCAGGGTCTTGGTGGACACGTTGTTGAACGCAACAATTGCATAATTGTATGCGCCAGCTTCCGTACCATTCGAACCCGGAGGGTTAACGTCAAGACTGACAACCTTGAACGGCAGCGTGGCCGTGGTGGTCGGGGTGACGGTGATGTCGATGTACGCGCCCGACAGGCCGCTCATCGTATTGGGGGTGCCATAGGCGAACTGCACGTTCGCGCCGATGTCCGTGACGGCAAGACCGGTCGAGGACGAACCACCGACCTGAGCCAAGAACTTGGCGTTCGGATCGTTGACAATGTACACTTCGACGGTGTTGGTTGAAGCAACGTCAGCAGCGCCCCAGAAGTTCGACCAAACGGTGCGCTTCTGTGAAACCGACAGATACTTGCAGCCGACAAAGATGCCAGCAAGGATGCCAGCGCCCGGAGTGTTCGGGAAGACTGTGCCGTTGGCGTTCTGGAAAACTGGATCACCGAAATACATAGCAGCGGTGTTATAGGCGCAGTAGGCCACAACCTGCTCGTAAGTCGGAGAAGAGCCAGTACCGCTGTGCTGGCTAAAACCGAAAGGCGCAAAGACGTTGGCCATGACGGAACTCCTTTTGGGAAGCCATCATCGCGCACCGGGGCGACTTAGACTGAGGTTTTTGGACCTCCGCGCCGGGGGAGGCGAACCGACAAATCTGCTATTTTTTTAAGCTTGTCAATACCGCAATAAAAAAGGCGGCTTGCGCCGCCCTTTTCACCCAAATCCCTTACTGGGGAATTGGAATTGAGTCGTATGACTTTCGGACCTTGACCAGAGATTGGTCCTTGTTCGAGCGCTCAAACTGACCGCCTTCTGCGGAATTCAGTTGGGCTTCCTTCTGCCTGACCTGATTGCGCGCTTTGCGCAATTCAATGGCGCGGGCTTCGTCGGAAATCTCCGCTGGGCGCTCCATCAAGATCATGCCCTTACGCTCAATAACGGGGTAATTTCCCTGATTGGGCATGTAGGACGGGTGACGCGACGTCGGGACAGCCTCCCAGCCTGCGCGGGCCAAAGCGACCTGATACGCGGGATCTTCAGCACCTAGCAGAAGCTTGCGCTTCCATTCGTATTCCCAACCCGGCGGGATGTCGGCTTTGTTGATGTAGAAGTCATCAGTGCCTTCATCCAGATCACCAAGGTGATCACGAAGTTCAGCGGCACGACGAGCAGCGCGGGTGCGGGGATCTTCTTCACGCATTGGAGCCCGAATGTCTTCGCGGATCGTCGGCACAAACTCCGTATGCGCTGCCGCTTGCGCGGCGGGAAGCGGCTGATATGCCTCTTCCAGATCCTGCATGTTCACCGCCTCTGCGGCAGCTTGCTCAGCCCGCTGAAGGGCTTCTTTTACCTTAGGTGGGCGTCCACGCTTTTTGGGTGCAATTGCTTCCATAACGATACTCCTTAAATTAATTCAGCTTGCCCTCTTTCTGAAGAACAAGCTTATTACGTCCATACTCATCAATCGTCATACCCATCATGCTAGCCATTTCGCGCTCTGCCGCGCTGAGCGTTACACGGTCTGGCTTGCTCCCACCGCCGCCACCACTGCGGGAGACGGGCGCTGCTGGCGGTGCTGAACGGCGCTGCGTCGGCTTTGCCGCATCAGCCATGGCATCGTAATTCCGACTGTTATCCTGACGGCGCATGCGAAGCGTGTCTTCAATTGCGTCAAAATAATCGTCAGAGTCCGCAGGAATATCGTCGGCAATCGCCAGATTGTGCGCTGCAATCATCTTTTGGTACAGGCGCGGGTCGGTCGCATATTGCGGATTGCGGCGCACCCAGTCGGCAGAGCGCGGCGAAAGCTGGCTTGCCAAAGCTTCGACGGGATCGGCCTGATAGGGCTTAGGAGCCGGCTGGCGGGGCTGATTTTCCAACGCCTGCTTGCCTTGCTCAAGCTGAAGAAGCCGTGCGGCGTTTGCCGACATCTCCGCCTGAATGTCCGCAGCCGTGTCAAAGTCGCCAAGCGACATTGCTTCACGGTAGTTGGACTTCAGGATGTTGTTGTTCTGACGGACGGTGTCGATGGCGTTTGAAACCAGATGCAGGCTTGTGTCCTGCACCTCGCCCTGTGCGGCATAGGCAGACTGCTCAGCCTCGCTGGCGCGGCGCAAGGCCTCCTGACGGCCTTTGCGTTCCTCTTCCAACTGCTTTTTGAGGGCATCAAGGGTGTCTTCAACCGGGTCGGCGGCAGGGGTTTTCTCCTCCAACTTTTCAACAATAATGTCTTCTGCCGGCTTGGGGTCATCCCCCAGATCCAGTTCCAATCGATCTTCTGCGCTATCTTCAATCGACATTTTTACCTCCTTACCAGACCATATCGGGCTGCGGGACACTGCCCCGGACGTTCGTGTCCTTCAGCGCGCGGCAAAGCACGTTGTTGACGGTGATCGTCCAGCCGTCAGAGGGGCGATAGACGACCCAGTCGTGGATCTTCACGTCCATATCCCGGAACCAGTTCCCGTTGGGGTCGTTGAAGGCTTCAGGGCCCATCTTGACCACAAGGCCAACCTTGCTCTGGTGGCGGTCTTCGTCGCGGTGGCTGTCCGTCAGGAAAATGCCGCTCTTGGTCTTTTCCGGGCGCAAGTAAACGGCAACGATCACCTCGTTGTGGAACACCTTGAGCTTTTCGATGTCGCCCAGTTCCCGAAGGATGACGTCCTTGGGGTCTTCATCGTGTGACATGACCATGTGTGGCATCTAATCTTTCTCCATCGTTTATCGTTCAGAAATGATTTTATTAACTTCGTCACGCAGGTCTTGAAACTCACGCAGGCCAGCGATCCTACCCACTTGGTATTTGTAGTCGGAATAATCAACGACGGCGTGTGGGTTGGTGACGTTTTCCGTCAGGTTCGCGATGCGCGCCTCAACGAGCTTGCTTAGCTCGATTTCAAACAGATTGTTATAGTTCATCAATAGGTTCCATAAGATAAGATATTGGGCGGCGTCCTTCCATTAACGCCGCCCAAACTGGTTATTTTTTGCGCTTCTGGATCTCCGTCTTTTCCAAGCGGCCCAGACCGCTGTCAGCACCGGCATCCATGTCCTTATAGGACCGGTAAGTGCGGCCACCAGCCTTGCGCGGCATTGGCATGGGGCCCGGACCCGGACCACCAGCGGGCGGCATCGGCATCGGCATCGGTACGGGCATCGGCATGGGAGCGCCAGCCTGAGGCGGCGGAGGCGGCGGCATCTGGACCGGAACACCCTGCGGACCCGGCATGGGCGGCATGTCAGGCTGACCGCCCTGCTGCCCCTTGCCAGTTGCAATCACGATGTTGATGTTGGTCTTGCCCTTGGTGCGCCCACCGGACTTGCGTTCAGCGCGGCCACCCTTCTTGTAGTCGCTGCTGGGGACCCGATCCGGCATCGTGTAGGGGGCTGGCGGCATGCGCTTGGCCGGGGGCTTAGGCATGGGCTTAGGCGGCATCTTATCCTGCCTGTCCATCCTGTCCATGAATTCCCTTTCAAGGCGCTCCTGCTCCGCCATGCGGGCGGCGCTTTCCGCGCTTGCAGCGGGATCCGGCCCATTGTAGCCGCCACCAGCGCGCTTGGCACGA